TTCGTTTTTATATTGAATTGTCATGACATAAAATAATTAAACGTATCTTGTTCATTTTTCAAGTCTTGTTGAAAAGATGTATTTAATTGTGTTTTAACAGTATCTAAAGATTGTAAAATTTGTCTTTGGTTTTCTTCTTCATAATTTGATTTTGGTTCTGGTATATATGCAGTAATTTTTGCCATTATCTCATCCCATCTTGTTGTACGTCTGCCCTAAAAGTTCCAAATCGCCAATTGTCATTCAATGCAGAATTTTCAATTTTAATATTAGCTAATCTACCTCTTACTCTTGTGTCTATTTTTGATGTTGTAGAATTTACTACAAATGAAGTTGTAGTTGTATTTCCTGCAATCGGAAAATCTTTTGTTCCCAAAGTGATAGATACCGTTCCAGTTAAATTTTTAAAGTCTGGTAAAAATCTTCTTATTTTTAATAAAAATTGACCATCGCCCTCTACAGGTAAATCAAAATCTCCTGACTGTATAAAACAACTTATAGCTTCTTCAGTTCCATTTAAATTAATTTTATTAACTCCAGTTTCGTGAGCAAAATAAGTAGTTGCACCAAAAGAATTTGTAACACCTTGAACTGTTGGAAACCCTGGAACTGCAGTAGAGTCATATTCAGTGGCATAAGGATTTGCATAAGTTACAGAATCAGCATAAGTTGTTCTAGATAAAGACATTGTTGCCCATGTATTTTCGACATAATTATAAGTTACAGATCTATCTATTTGTAATGAAGGGCCAGTAGTTGGTGTTCCTTTTGGATAGAACCATAATATTTCATTATATAAAGAGTTGTGTGCACCAAAAACAATTTGATTAGATGCATAATTAATTCCAAGATTATCTCCATCAGTAGTAAATACAAAGTCTTCTACGAGTGATGGTAATAGTTTTACCGTACCATCAAACACAAAGAAGCCACCAGAGTTACCCATCCAAAATACTTTACCATCTGCATAGACAGCTGCATGAGGAC